AATAGGAAACATGGTGGAGACGTTGGAAGAACCTACTATCTTAATTGCTGAAAAGCTTGAACCATTAATACTTAAACATAGAAAGATTAAAGGCGTCTTCGGTGGTCGTGCTGGCACTAAGTCGATCGCCGGCATGCAACTAATGATAGGTGAGGTTAACTCATGCGGCTCAAAGGTCTTTGTATTACGTGAGCGAATGAAGTCACTAAGACAATCTATCTATGAGGGCATCGAGAAGAACGTCAAGAAGCTATCATTAGCAGGCTTTAGACCGTTACCTAGTCACTGGGAGATAACACATAAGAACGGTGGCAAATTTGCATTTGGCGGCATGCAAAACATCCTAGACATGAAATCACTGTTTGAATTTAAGTTTTTCTTGATTGAAGAAGCGGCTAGAACATCACTGCAAACATTAGATGTATTAGGTCCAACACTTCGAGGCATAGAAGGCGCTGAAATGTGGCTACTATGGAATCCTGAAAGCTCAAATGATGCAATGAGCATAGAATATATTACACCATTCCAAGCAGACCTAGATAAATACGGTTACTATGAGGACGATTACCATATTATTATTAAACTTGGCTACAGGGATAATCCGTGGTTCGAGCATGACTCATCACTAAGAGACGAATTAGCCAAAGACCAGCAAAAGCTATCAGAGGGCAGAATGTCACAAGCACGATTCAATCATATATGGGAAGGCGCATTTAACGATGATGTTGAAAACTCTGTAATCATCGCTGACTGGTTTGATGCTTGTATCGATGCCCATAAGAAACTAGGCTTTGAAGGTAGAGGCGCAAGAGTGGTAGGCCATGACCCATCTGATGTGGGTAAAGATGCTAAGGGATATGCGGCTAGACACGGTGTAGTATTTGAGGATGTTAAAGAGATTGAGGCAGAAGATGCCAATAGAGGCTTTGATGTAGCAGTCAGAGAAGCCAGGGCTTATGCGGTAGATTCGTTCGGGTGGGATTGCGATGGTATGGGCGCATTGTTACGTGACCAAGCTGCAAGGGCATTTGCTGGCACTAAGATTCATACGTTTATGTATAAGGGTTCAGAATCTTGTAATATGCCAAAGGCTTTATTCAAAGAGTCAGACGACTATAACCTGAAAGGCGAGCTTAGAAATGAAGATGTATTCAAAAATAAGAAAGCGCAAAATATTATATCGGTTGCTCAAAGATGCAAAAGAACATACGAGGCGGTAAAGCTTGGCATGTATCACGACCCAGATACATTAGTCAGTTTCGATAGCTCTAAAATATCACCTCCAATGATGGCCAAATTAAGGTCAGAGTGTTGCAGGATGCCATTGAAGCAATCAGATAAGATAGCGTTTTACACTAAAGAAGAAATGCGCAAGGGTATTGTACAGAAAGACGGAAGCAGGCTAGTCATACCATCACCTAACCTTTTTGATGCGGTTGTGCTTTCTTTCGATAATAGCGGTATAATAAACCATAATCCTATAAATACGTCTCATAGACCGCGCCCAATCAGGACAATAAAATAATGCTGACACATGAACAGATACTAAAATACTTCGATAAAGACTACACCCACGGTCAAGAAGTAAGAGAGAAAGCAGCTAATGATATGGTGTTCGCTTGGGTGACGCAGTGGGATGATGATACATTAGCAGGCAGTGACTTAGAGTATCGAGGCGAGTTTAATATTATTCGCAAGGCTGTAAGGCACATACTCACTGACCTAGTTATCAATGAAGTACAAGTTGACTTTGAACCCGATGAAGGAACAGACGACAAAGCTAGCGACATACTTGACGGCATCTACCGCGCCAATATGCGTTACAACGTATCACAAGAGGCCAAGAAGAATGCAAGCCAAGAGGCTGTTGCTTGTGGTGTTGGCGCGTGGGAATTAGTTGCTGAATATAAAAACCCTTGGAGCGAGAAACAACACTTAGTTAGACGTCCAATCTACGAAGCTAATAACTGTGTATTTTGGGACAACAACGCCAAGTTACTAGACAAGTCAGACGCAACTAGAGTCACGATACTAGAATCATTCAGTGAAGACGCTTACGAGGCGTTAAAGGATGACTTAGGTATTGAGGATGATGGCTCAAACTTTGCCATGCCTTACACTGACTTATCTTTCCAGTGGGTAACAGGCAGCAAACAAATTTATGTGGGTAAGTTTTACCATCGTGAGATTAAAACGTGTAAATATTACGTCTATGAGGATGCCTTCGGTACACGTCGAGAAGTAGAGTCTGATGATTTAGACGAGCAAGAAGACTCACTTGTTGACGGTGGCTTTGATTTTGTCGAAGAAAAGAAGAAGAAAGAATGGCGCATCACTCGCTACTTGGTGAGTGGTGAGAAGATATTAGAAACTGCTGAAATAGCCGGTGAACATATCCCTGTAGTTCCTCAATACGGCGAAAGAGCTTTTGTTGATGGTGTGGAATGGTATGAAGGTGTTGTAAGGCTAGCTAAAGACCCACAAAGACTGCGCAACTTCCAGTTATCATACTTAGCTACTATTGTTGCAAGAAGCCCAAGAGAAAAGCCTATATTCGGTGATGAGCAAATTGCTGGTTATGAAGACATGTACGAAATGTCAGGTGCAGAAAATAACCTGCCCTACGTTAAGATGCGTACACTTGATAGTCAAGGCAATCCATTACCCATGGGGCCGTTAGGATATATTAAAGCACCAGAAGTACCACCAGCATTAATGGCATCAATCTCAGAGTCACGGGCTGCTGTGGATGATGTAGCTAGTGTTGGTCTAATGCCCGACATAGCTGACACTGATTTGTCTGGTAAGGCTATAAATTCTATTCAGAAACGTTTAGACATGCAGTCATACACCTACCAAGATAATCACAAGTACGCAATGCGTAGAGATGGTGAGATATTCGCGTCAATGTTTAGCGCAATAATGGATGAGGAGCAGGAAATAACATTAGTTAACTATGATGGTTCACGTAAGAAAGAAACCATCAACAAACAAAAGTTTGACTATGTTAAAGATACTGCTTACACAGAGAACGATACAACTAAGATGCGCTTCAATGTTCATGCGACGATTGGCCCTGCATTTGAATCAGTACGCGAACAACAGATGGAGCAGTTGAAAGAATTAATTATGAGTCAACCTCCAGGCTCACCAACTCACACTATGTTATTAAACAAATTCCTAACCTTGACTCCGGGCGCTGGCTTTGAAGATATACGCGACTTTGCCAACCTACAACTTGTATTGTCTGGCGTTAGAAAGCCTGAAACTGAGGAAGAAATGGCAGCACTTAAACAAGCACAAGAAGCACCTAAAGAGCCTGATGCTAATATGGTACTTGCTCAAGCTGAGCAGATTAAAGGTCAAGCTGATATTATGGCTCAAGAGAATAAAAAACTTGAGTTACAACTGAAAATGGCTGACTTACAAGAGAAGTACAGCGGTGAGAATAAAAAGAGAGACTCAGAGACAGCGGTCAATATTGCCAAGGTACAGCAAGGTGAGCGTAAACTAAGCTTGGATGAGCAGAAAGTTATGAATGACTTTGCACTTAGGTTAGCAGAGCTTGAGCAAACTTATGGCAGACAGCTGGACGGTGAGGTTAAAAGCAACATGCTAGTATTTGACCCCTTGATAGGTGATTTCGCATAATGCCAGTAGTAGAGATAAAAGGCACAGGCCAGCAAGCTAAATTCCCTGATGATATGCCTATAGATAGCATCAAGGCTTTCCTACGCAAGAAGTTTGGTTCACCTAGCGATGCACTAAGGCCGCTAGAGCCAGTAGCGCAAGAGGTTAAGCCCGGCTTAGCTGAACGTGCTGGACAAGGCTTATCTGATTTACTCTACGACAATAACATTATATCTGATAGATATGGCGCACAAAGAATAGGCGGCAACTTATCAAGCATTGGCGAAGCATTACCTTTTACTGGTGATGCTGCTGCTGGTGATGAATTTGGTAGGGCTGCTGCTCAAGGTGATAAGTCAGGTATGTTGTTGGCTGGGTTAGGTGCTATACCTATTGCTGGTGATGCATTAAAGAAAGGCACTAAATGGTATCATGGAACAAATAAACAATTTGACGATTTTAATACAGACACAACTTTTATAACTGATAATGAAAAGCTTGCGTATATTTATTCAAGGCAAGACCTAGGGCAGAAAGGGAGGGTTTTTGAGGTTGAGCATGATGTTCCTGATGATTTAATTTTCGACACAAATAAACCTGAGCATAGGAAAATATTCAACGATAAGTTTTATAGGAAATGGGGAGGAGGTGGCCCGCTGTCGGACAAAGGATATCCAGATTGGACAGATGCAGAAGATTTTAAGCAGTTTTTTGAGGAGTCTGGACTGCCATTCAAAGGGGTTAAAATACAAGAGCCGCAAGGAGATATATCATTAGCTATAACTGATGTTGATATGGTAAGACCTGCCAAGGGTAGCGGTAAGGCTATGAGTGATGGAGGGATTAAATCTATCGAATCGCCTTTTAAGTCTACATTCCCAAATAGTGAAAGACTCACAACAGGAAATGCACACATAGACATTGCAGAATCTAAATGGTCGCCAACTAAGTATAGTATTGTTGAGTTCCTAACTGGTGAGGCTGATAGGGGGAAAGGATACGGCAGCAAGTTAATGGATGAGGCAATAGCAAAATATGGAAGTGAATTATCAGGTGCATTTTCATCAAAAGAATCGATAGCTATGGCTTATAAAAAAGGGTTTAGGCCATTAGCAGAGGAATATCAAGGAATGAGTGTAGGGGAGTTGATACAAGCTGGCAAAAATGGTTCAGTTACCATGTCATATAGCGGAAAGAACTAATCCAAATATTCCCAGTTAGTAACATCTAGCTGGGATTCTATTTCAATACCTGTTTGCTTGGAGTAAAACCCATCACCAAACCTTCCAGCTACAAATATACATGGCGACATTGATTCACTATTCCCAGTTACCTTGTCAACTCCAAACACTTTCAAAAGTTTATATTCAGTCGGGTTATTCATTTGAATTATCAACCATTAGAGCTGCTTTTCTACATAACATAGGACTAATACTAGGCATAGCATACATAAATAAATCATATACAGCGGGGGTGATAAATATTAAACCATCATTTACATAGTAATCATCTGTTTTTATTTTTGCATCTTTAATCATATCTAAATTAGCCATAAATCACCCTACTGCAAAACAAGCAGCCAACAATATAAACACAAAATACCCCACAATAGCCCAAGCTGCACCAGTTGGACCGTTAATGAGAAAGCCGATAGATGCAACGAATAGTAGTTCGATTATCATAATTTAAACCTCATGCCTATAAACCTCATCAAGAGAAGAAAATGCAGCTTTTTTTGCTTCTTTTACTGCGTTCCCAAGGTCTGACAAATCCTTGTGGCTAAACATAATACGGTTTCCTCGCTCATCTTCTATTGTTATGTGTACTGGGTGCCCACCTTCCCATACTTCCAAATCGAATTTACCTATAGTTTTAAACATAAACCCTCACTTAATAGTCGGACACTTGCCAACTGTATTACCTAAATATCTAGCAGCACTAACAACTTTATTAGCAGTGATGCCACACTTGCATGTCACACTAGATTGACTCGAATCAACCAGCTTTTCAAATACGCCACATTTAGGGCATTTGAAATCGTGTAGTATTTTCATTAATCACCTATCCTATTAATTGACCCTGTCAAGCATATTATCAGATAAATTTGCCTATCTGGTACGACCAGTGATATTATTGTAATACACCCGATATGCTGGTGAATAAGCATAGTTAATCGTTGCACTACGAGGATAAAATAAGTGACAGATACATTATCTCTGAAGCAGCTAAAAGAGAAAAACGCTTTAGAAGATGG